GAATGGTCGGCGTGATCATGGTCATCTGGGCCGATGAAGTGTTCGACAAGCCCACGGCGAAAATCATGACATTCTTCGGGTGCATCGCCATCGCGGTAGCCTTCGCAGGCTGGTACTACCGGTAGACGCAGAGAACCCCCACACCCTGAAGTGTGGGGGTTCCGTCTTACCGCTGGACCCGGAAGCCCTTCTGGCGGGCCTCAGCACGCTCACGAACGTAGTACTGGTCCCGGACCGTACGCTCCTCAGCCTTGTTCGACACCGTACGCTTCTCCCCGTTCGGGAGAGTGATCTCGTACGGGGACGCCTGAGAAGCCGCAGCAGCCGCCCGGCTTCCGCAGGTTGAGCACCCCATCACTTACCCCTCTCGTCAAGGGCCGCCATGAGACGTCCCCACTTCTTCGCACGCCCGCGCTGCGCCAACTCGACGATCTTCTCGTCCAAGGCGTCGACCTGAGCCCGAAGGTCCTTCTCGACCTGGTTGTCTTCGGGCTTCGGGTCCGCCGACGCGTGGATCTCGTCCACCATCATGCCCGCCGCGACAAGGGACTGCGGTTCACCGTTGATGCTCGCGACGATGGGGAACCCTGGCGTGTTCACGGCGAGTGCCGCGACCAGCTCAAGGTTGCCGTTGATCCGCCGCCAGTCCCCGGAGATCGGGGAGCGTCGCAGTTCCTGGACCTTCTCGTCGGACAGCGACGACACGACGACGCCGTCGAACCAGCCGCCCTTCGCGGTCTCGGTGACACGCCCGACGACAGCGGACGTGCCGGTGTTGTCGTAGTGGTCGGCTGCGGGAATCCAGCGCATGTTGGGACCGGCGTGCCCCGTACCCATCGTGATCTTGCCGACTTTCACGAGCCTGCCGTCAGCGGTCAGGACCTGGCCGTTGTGGAAGTAGGCGTAGTTCGACGCGGTCCTCGGGGCCATGACGCACTCATCGACGATCCCGGCGTGGCAGCGGTTCCACATCCACAGCAGGCCCGAAGCCCGCCCGTCGGCGGTGACCGTGAACGGCTGCACCGAGTTGTTGTTCGCGTAGTCGAACTCGAACACCGACGACGGCGGGTACACGGGCGCTGCGGCAGCTTCCAGGGACTCGACATCCTCATCACCGCATCCGCACTGCTCATCCTCCTCGGAACATCCGCAGTCGTAGTCCTCACGGATCGACGCGAGGACAGCCTTCACACCCTCGACATCCTCATCCGGGATGTCGACAGATGCCGGGGCCGCGTCGAGCATCCCCGCGACCATCGACACGGCCCGGGGCACGACCTTCAACTGGCCGTCGACAACGTCGGCGATCGGGAGCTTGTACGAGTTCTTCTGCTCGGGACGTCCCGCATCGGCCCACAGGAACGCCCGGCGGTACTGGCGGTAGTCGCCCTCCGACCAGTCCCAGAGGCGCTTGCGGGCCGCTTCGGCATCCCACGGGTGGTCGGCGTCAGCGGTCGGGACATCCGACCACCCTGAAGAGTTCACGGACACGACGAGGCCGTCGATCGTCCACACACCTGCGGTCACACCAAGATCCTTCCTCGTCTGCGCACGTTCCTCTTCCGTCTGCCCCAGAAGCCACGGCGGAACAGTCCGAGGGTCCTGGTACTCCTTCTGCAACACGTCGTAAATCTCGGTGAGGACACGCTTCAGCTCGTTGCGTTCGTCCTCGCCGACGACACCTTCAAGACCGCCGTGACCGCCGGAGAGGATCACGGCTGCGGAGAACACGGCCCGGGGGATCAGGACCGGCTTGCCGTTGACGATGTCGGCGATCGGGAGGCGGTACGAGTTCTTGTTGCCCGGCTGGCCTTCCGAGTTCCGCCACAGGAACACCGAGTTGAACCGGGACGCGGACCCCTGCGACCACTGGAGTGCCCGGCCGATCGCATCGTCGGCGTTGAACGTCGTCTCACGTGCGGCGATGGGGAACTTCTGCCAGCTCGTGGAGTTCACGGCCACTCAGACCACCACCCTCATTCGACACCTACAGTTGACTACTTCCCGGGCAGGTCCCAACGGGTCCTGGGGCTGCTGGAGCAGGGACGTTCCGACTTCGAACGGCTCCCCGATCCTGCGGCGCTGACCGTCCGCCTGGACATGCGTGGGACGCACACGTGGATCATCTCGCGAAATCCATTGTTTGAAAACCTGCCGGGCCTGCTGGGCTTTCAGACCGGCCGACCAGACCCCGGCGTTGTAGAACCTGTTCAGTTCGGTGCGGGCGATGACTTTGGCACGGTTGGGCCAGTTCTCCGACCCGGTGATCGTCAGAACGTTGTCGATCCGCTGCCTGATCTGCTGGGCGTTCTCACCCTGGTCACGTCCCGTGGCCACCGATTTGATGATCTGCCGGTACGTTTCGTCGGGGATTCTGACCAGAAGGTTGCGCGTCCTCGCCAATGCTTCGAGCAGGTACGGGTCGTTCGGGTTGAATGGTGTACTGATCCCGGCCTGTTCGGCACCGTCACGCCATCCCCGACGTGCGAGGGCCACCAGGTATGGGGTGAAACTGTCGACCTGCCTACGCCAGAACTGTTCGAACCGGAAGATGGCCGACAGGTCGGGCATCTTCGGTATCGCGAACACGGCAGGGCCGACAAGTGCCAGCCATGCCGCGATCGACGCGTAGACGACCTGCTCGAACTGCCCCTCGGTGATCTCCGGCTCGGACTGTGTCACGGCGTCCCGGCCTTCAGGAACGCGTTCAGTAGCTCCGGGGTATGCCGGATGCCGGCCAGCAGCAAGCCCTTCGTGTACCGGTGCAGTTCCGGGATCAAATGCTCGGCGGCGATCGGCCCGAGGGCCTGCTCAGCGGTCGTGAACGCGGCAGACGCGAGCAGGTCTTCGGCCTGCGCATCGTCCGTCACCCTGATCTTGGTGTGCAGGACGGTCGGGTCCTCGTTCTTGAACATGCCCCGGAACTCCTGGCGCGACGACCGCAGCCGACGCCCCGTGACCGCGAGGGCCGCGAGGACCAGCGAGTTCGCGACATACAACTGCGGGGCCTCCCGGACCAGCGAAGCCTCAAGGTCGTCGACAAGGTCCTGGCCGGGGTTCGGATCGTTCGGCTTCGTCCCGACCTGCCGGTCTGCTGGGACAGTCCCAGGGGGCGGGGGCGGTGGCGGAAGTTCGGCAAGCTCGGGGACGAACCCTTCGATCTCCAGGCCGAGGAACTCGCGGACACCTTCGGACTGGAGCAGCGTCGGGTCACGCTCGACGATCGTCCACATCCGCCTGACCAGCGCCTCCTTCTCGTCGGGGGCGTTGGCGAGGGTGTAGTTCGCCGACTCCAGAAGCGTCTGGAGGCTGACAGCGCCCTCTCGGAACAGGTTCAGGGTGTCGGTGAACTTGTCTGCCGTGTTGTGCAGCGGAGCAAGATCGTAGGCCATCGTGTACCTGGCCGGGTCGCGTCCGATCTTCTTCAACGCCCCGTACAGGTAGCCTTCGTTGAACGCGTCGCACATCAGCGCCGAGTCGGGGGCGATCGTCTTCGTCGTGAACTCTTCCGTCGACCACCACGACGACCAGTGGTTCTGCTCCTGTGCGCCTTCGATGATCGACGACGGGACGTTCATGCCCCGGGCGACGTCTTCGATGAGTTCGGTCCGGTACCCCATGGCGTTGTCGGACAGGGGGATGTCGAAGCGCTTCGGGTCGGGAATCCGTTCGATGACGTCGATAGGCCCGGTGCCGATGACAGGCCCGACAGCGGCAGCAGTGCCGTCGCCGTTGATGTTCGACTCCAGGGCCTCGTAGACCTGCTGGGCGAACCCTGGGGCACCGGGCGGAATGTTGGCATCCTGGTCGCCGGGAAAGGTCAGCTCGTCGGGAAGGAACCAGACGCCGCCGCCTGCCGCGACCCTGGAGTTGACTTCCGACATCATGAACATGCGCAGCTTCTGGAGCAGCGCGAACGTCGGCAGCAGTGCACGGGTCGGGGCGTCGGCGAGCAGTGGGCGTTGCGCCGATCCCCGCCACACCTTGATGATGATGTCGCGGTTCGGGTCGAGGGTCTCGTACTGCCCGGACCCGAAGTCGACCTGGACTTTGCCGCCGTACATGCGCACGAAGTGGGCTGCGACGACAGTCCACTGGTCACCGAAGCCGGGGCGTGCGGCACGGCCGATGATGTATCCGGCACCGGCGACGGTCAGGCACACGGACAGGGCGCGGACGACCTGACTGCGCTTCATGGGCCCGCCGAGCATCGTCGAGGCGATGGCGGCGACTTCGGGGTCGTCTTCTACTTCACCCTGCGGTACGCCGTTCTCGTCGACGTGGCGGATGTAGAAGCGGACGAGGGACTGTGCGGCACCGATGTAGGTGGCGGTGTACGACAGTTCCCCGTTCGTCTCGTAGAACCCCCACGATTCGCGCTGCCAGGCCTCGTCGGTGTACCGGTATTGGGGCCACCGGGCGGCTGCGACATCGATCCGGGCCGCCGAGGCGATGATCGACTTTGGTGCGTCTGCCGGTGCTGGGGGGATGACCAGTTCCTTGGACTTGCGGAACGCCACTTTATGCCTCCCCGCGAAGGTACAGAAGGTATGAGAGGTACGCGACAGCGTGGACGGTCGGATACCAGGCGACAGCCATGAGCAGCCACCCAGCCGGTCCGAGTCCGAGGGCCGCTCCGGCTACGAGCAGTGCGAAGAGGGTGGGGATCTTCGCCACCCAGATTGCGGTGCACCGGAAGCATTCGAGCATTCTGGGGATGTACCCGGACGGCCCGTACTTCTGCGCCATCCGGACACGCCACGGGGCCGCGATCACATCGTCGTGTGCGAGACGGGTCAGTGATGCGACGGAGGCGACGAGGATCACGAATCCGAGGGCGAAGATCACACAGGTAACTGTAGGTCATTGTTGACTTTTCGGGTACTCTGCGCTACCGCATCGCGAACGCCTGGACCTTCCGGCGTACCGGGTTGATGATCCGGACCTCGTGCTTCTCCCCGGACATAAGGTGCGTACACGCCCATACGAGGGCATCCATCCGGTCAGGAGAGACCTTCGCGCTGATCGGGTCCCAGCCGACCATCTCCTCTTCGAGCTTCTCGAACGTGCCGACGTGGTGGACGCGCCGCTGCTCGTACCGCAGGGCCACGGGCTCCGCACGGGTCTTCTTGCCCTGCTGGGCCTGGCATTCGACGATCGGCACCTGACGGTACGGATCGAATAGGCCCTCCTTGGCCATCTCATGCCAGGTGTCGTGGAGGACCTTGCGCATCCACGCCTTACCGAGGTTGTTCTCAACCGCGACAGTGTCGGCGTCGTACTTCGCGAACGTGTTCCAGATGTGGCGGGCTGCCGCACCTCCGGTGTAGGGCTTGGACTCGTCGGCGAGGACGAACATCTCGCCGTCTTTGGACCTGGCGACGACGACGACGCCCATCATGTCGGAGTCTTCCTCGTCGGTGAGGTTAGGGTCGACGCCGACGGTGATGTGTTCGATGACCTCGGGGCGTTCCTTGACACGGGTGTCGTCGATGACCGTCCACGAGAACAGGGGTCCGTCGAGGGAGTCGAGGAGGACCCCTTCGAGTTCCTGCTTGCCCATGGTGGTGCCGGTGTAGGCGCGTTTGAAGCCGTTGAGGGCGAGTTCGTTGAGGTTGGCGGCGTTGTCGAACGTCGAACCCCGGGTGATCTTGATGCCGATGGACTTCTCCTGGTCCTCGGGGGACAGCAGCCCGGCAGCCTCCTTCGACCACTCCTTGAGCAGCGGGATCGGCTTCGGGGTTGTCGCGCACGCGGCACGTGGCCGGTCGCCGGGGATGTTGGCGCGCAGGGCTGGCAGGAGTGCCTGAATCCAGAGGTCTTTCGGGGTGGGGAACTTGACGAGTTCGTCCATGGCAAGGCTGGCGAGGTTGTAGCCTCGTCCGGCATCTGCCTTGTCCGCACCGACGAAGAAGATCTTGGTCCCGTATTCCTTGAGGATGATCTTCGGGCGCGGGGACTTCACATAGTGGAAGTCCACGCCCTCCCGTCGGAGGATCGGGAGAATTCCCGACTCGCCTTCGATCGACACGTTCTCGCAGTCGGCGATGGACGGGGCGACAACCAGGTGCGATGTGGGCTCGCCCGCGATGTCGAGGGGGTACTTGAGGGCGCGTTCGACCAGCCACTCGTACACACACCGGCTCTTGCCGAATCCTCGACCGGCGAGGATGAGCCACAGCCCCCAGTCCCCTTCGGGTGCGAGCTGCTCTGGCCGTGACGTGTACCACCAGCGGCCCTGGGACATTTCGAGCAGTTCCTGGTCGGAGAACTCGGACAGCCACTGCTCGGCCTCGTCGGGGGGCAGTGAGGCGAGGAACTCTTTCAGGGACATGGTCATGTGATCATGGTACATCCCGTGCTAGCCTCGACATGTGATTACATTCAAGGACAAGTGGCCGTGAGGCACGTCGTCGAGTCGTGGTGCCACTGGACGTTCAGGATCGGCGGCTACGAAAGCTTCCAGTCCTGGACGACCAGGGCCGGGGTCCTGCACTTCCTGGAGGTGAGCGGGTATGACACCCGGATGTGCGAAACCTTCGTCAGGCACTCCCGCTGGTGTGTGCCGGAAACCCCCATGTGTGAGCCCGCGTAAATGCTGGCAGT